TAGACACCATGCTATTGTTCCCTTCGTTTACAGAAACTCCTTTCGGACGTTCACGAAATTCAGATATTACTTCTGCAGCGGAGTACCTTCCATCTTTCCGGGGATCTTGTTGCCCCTCGGCTGAAATACGATCGTACTCTTCAGTACCAAGACGTTCTTCTAAATTGTTTCTAAATTCGTCGCTACCTGCTTTACGAGCCATCTCACAATTTATAAATTAAAGCTGTCACTATTGTAGTCCATCTGTAAACTTCCTCTTCTAAGTAGTCCACCCATTGTTAGTACCATTGAGTCTACAGCGTCATCATGTGGTGAATGTCCGAAGTTAAGTAGTTCCTCTTCCAGTACATCCCACTTACGCCATTTATTCCACACAACTTTTTTGTGCTCATATAAACCAAGTACGCCACGGAGCCTTGCAAGTTTGTCTCCTTTAAATCCTTTGACTGGTGAGACTGATAGGTTATACAACGCACGCTGTTCAAGGATTATTCTTTTAAAATCACCTTCAAATGAGTTTTGATAAGCAACGGCTTCAGGCCATATTATGCACGGCGACATTGTTGGAAAAAATTGACCTTCGTCGTTCTCAAGGACTATATTCCAATCAGCAAGCATTTGGCAGAGCAGATCCATCTTATCGAGATTGCCCATCGTGCGAGCACGCCGTTGATCGATCATGTAAATTCTGCCTTCTTTAATTCCACCGAGGGTCATGACAGTCCAGTCATTCTTCTCTTTCAATCCGGCACTAAGGTCAATACCCACACCTAAGCAGTCGTAATCCTCAGGTACCTCACCTTTAATAATTAGCTCAGGTGAAATACCTACATCAGTTGACTTAACTGCGGTATTTAAATACTGATATGCAAAAGCAACGCGATCTTCCAGCTTGCGTTCATTCAAATATTTCATTGACCAAAAGTCTGGCCAATAGGACCTCTGCTTACCGTCAGGGTCTGTTATGACTGCTCGCTGAACAATCTGTTTCCACTTGTTCTTTGGAACGAATAACGTGGCGTGAATATCGTCAAAGTGGAAGCGGGTTCCCAAACAGATAGCCCGTGCACCTTGAAACATCGTTGGTGCGATAACGTTAGACCACGTCTGCTCCATCTCACGGCGAATGTCTGGGTTGTTGATCGAAGCGGCAGATTTGATAGGGTCATCAATAAGCACCAACTGTGATCGTTTAGAGGTGATTGCACCTTTGAGACCACCACACGCAATTGTGAAAGCTTCCTCACCTGCTGTGTCAATTCCTGCAAACTCATAATCAATAGACCAGTATTCATCTGAACGTTTTATCTTTGAGAGCCTTACCATCGGAAAGATCTCTCGGTATTTTGAACTCGTCAGTATTCCCTTGATAGTTGCAGACTTGGCACGACTGATGTCTACCATGTATGCGATATAGAGAATACGCAGCATTTGCTTAGCAGCTGCATGTCGTCCAATCATCCAAGCTGCAAACAAACCTAGGACTGTACTTTTGGCAGAACCACGTGGTGCAAGGATTGAGGTGTTCGGACCTGCTACTCCAATTAGGCATTCACTATCTTCTCCAGTGCACAGCTCTGCATGCCACTCCAACATATGTTTTGCAGGAGGTTTACCCATGAACTTACAGAAGTCTTGGAAATTATCTCTTGCTTTTAATACGTCTTCACTTGGTGGTTTGACAGTTACCTTTGTAGCTGTCATCAGTGCTATTCGTCTGTACGCTAATGACGCGCTAGATATTGCCATAAGTTAGCCTTTCCTAAAGTCTAACTAATAATTACCTTCTTGATAGTCCGTATGCTTTGGCTGAACGCTCAGCAGCTCTGTTCTTCATACGACTGATTGCTCTACTCCTTGCTTCTCTTGCTTTGCTTTCTTCAAATGACAGTCCCATATCTCTTAAGTAGATAGCAGCTTCCTCTGCACGTACTCCTGATCCAGAACTACCATCAGGCATTTTTGGTAGAGCTTTTGGCAAAGTCCCTTGCAACCTCAAACCAGAAGCTTTCGCATCTTCAATAGCAGGAAGTTCCCTAAGTTCTGGTACAGGAGGGAGGTAGCTCATTAGCCAAGCTCGCTATAGATCTTGGCAAATACTGCATTAATTGCATTATCAATGGGCTCAGCCAGGTGGGGATCATCTTTGAAGATAGAGGTCATCTCACGCATAACACGATCTGCACCCGCAAGAATTAGTCCACGTTTATCTGTTGTCCGATTCATGCGATCAGACGTTTCAATGTGCGACCGCAATTCCTTTTCAAGCGATGCCAAGCGAGCCGCACCATCCGAGCCTTTGATCTCTCCCGAGGTAATGGCCATTCGTAGGTCTTGTATATCGGAGTGGAGAGCAGCAATTTCGCTATTGAGTATTTCACGGCGATTAAGCTTTTTAAATTTCATTTTGACCCAACGGGCCATATCATTGAATGTACCTGGATATTTCAAGATCCCTGCATATACCCAAATTTCAATGATCGATGGAGTGACTTCAGCAAATTCTTTGAACTCTTCTGACTCAGAAGCTGGGATCGTATCCAGCCACTGATCTACGTAACTGGTGTATACCTTTCCAGCTTTAGCGTTAGATGTACTAGTGGTCATTAGAAACTACGTGCAAGTCGGTTAGAACGGCCACGATCACGCTCTTCGCCACGTGCATCGACTGTGTCTTGGAAGTCGTACGTCTCACGAGATTGCGCACCTGTTTCTTTCAGGCTCTTCCTTTCTTGCTCACCTGTTGCTTGTAGTGTTCCAATGTTCCTGCCGAACTGTCGGTTTTGGAATTCATCTTGCAAGTTAAATTGTTTATCCATACTTCTCATTCCATAGCCAAACTCATCGGCTCTGGTCTTGGATTGGAAATCGTATTCCAGATCAGCACCAAACTTTGAATTATCTTTATACAGACCAGACTGGAATTCAGCCTGCTGTTCAGATCTATCAGCATCCATTGACTTGCCAACTTGATCAGCCACTGTGCCTAACTGCAAGCCACGCATAGCCGTGTCGTCTTTATCGATATTTCCAAAGAATTGATCTCTCATCTGACCAAAGTTACTTTGTCCTTTTTGAATAGCTTTTTGGTCATCTTCATTACTATCACTACTTTCATATCCAGCGTTAAACTGAAATTCTGGATTACTCATGTCACCCATTCTGGGTTGATTGTCATCAACTCCGTCTTTATCAGTATCTATATAAGCACCTCTTTGTTCCTTATTATTTGGATCATTTGGCCCACCTTCATATTGTCCAGTACGTTCATTAAAGTATTGCGAACCACCAGTGTATGCAACCATGACTTTTTCTATTCACTAATATAAATATTGTATCTAACTACAATAGATATATATTAGGCGAAGACGTGTCATGAAATTCACTTCTGGTAATTCCAGTAACTACCTGGCAGGAGCAAAAGAAGTAAATGATATTACTACTAATATCTACAACACCTCCAGGGTGACTGGTGTAGACGTTAATAATCTGATTCAGACAGAACGTAAGGCAAGAGCTACTAAGCTTGATTCAAAGAATGCAGCTGAAGGAACGATTGGTAAAACTGCGGTTAACATCAGTGCTGGAATTAAGAAGGGTGATATAGAAAGAAAGTCTAAGAAGGATGTTGAGAAGATTATGAAGCCTGCAAAGATGGCAGGAGCTTTAGCTCAAACTGTCAACGTAGGCAATATGGGATTGATGCTGCATCAAGATAAGAAGCGCTTAGATATGGAAAATGCTGAAACCAAACGAATCCAGGCTGAAGAAGATCTTAAACAAACTGAACGTGATAAGAAAACAGCTGAATTGTATGAACGCATTACAGCTTCCTTGAATACTAGTGATAAGTCCACTCCAAGTACAGAAACAATCCCAAATACTTCTGAAGATAAACCTTCGACCGTATCCACCAATACTCTTCCAGTAACTACAACACCTTTGACTGGTTCCAATATATTACCAAAAAGTTCAATTCGTCAATTAGCAATTGACCAAGGTTTTACTCCAGCACAGGCTGGGGTTGTTGTAGGAATTGCTGGTGGAGAAAGTGGTTTTGATCCAACAAATAGTACCGTTCGATCTGGACTTTATAAAAAAGAGGGTGAGGATAGTGTTGGCTTGATGCAAATCAATTGGGGATATCACAAAGATAGTGGATGGCTACAAGATTTAGGTATTACAAAACGAGAGGATTTATTTGACCCAGTTAAAAATATGAAAGCAGCAAAATACCTACATTCTGGTAGTGGCGGATTTAGTGATTGGTCTGTCTATAATAACAACGACTATCAGCAACATATGTAATTATATTGCTTATTATATTTACTGAAATCCTTGACCAATATTGTTTAATCCCGCCATAATCATCATCATCATTTCACGTTGAGCTTTACGTGAATCTCTAGATTCTTGTAGATCTAACCTGCGGCTATCCATACGTCTCTGTGAAGCACGATCGGCACTTTGATTTTGGAATTGCATCATTTGCAAAGTGTTTTGATTTGCAAGCAATCTTTGTGTGTCTGATCTTGCTAAATCTGATTGGTCGCGACTATATTTTGCCGTGCCTTGTGCACTATATGGATCAGCATTCCTTAATCTAATACCCTCTGCCAGTACTTCTTCCTCTGTTTTGAATTTGCTTGGAACGTTATAACCGTCTAAGGCAAAGTTGGATCTAGCTTTCTCGGCTTTTTTATATTTACCCGCCTCTGACAATAGTTTTCCAGTCTCGGAAGTTACATCAATTTTATTTCCTGAATCGTATAAATATTTAGCAATTTCTGGGTTTCTAGCAAGATCTGTTTCTCGTTTTTTATAATATTCTTCTGTTAGTTCATCTGTGCTGTGACCAAACAATCTATCTTTCCAGTTTGCTTCTATTTTGCCATCACGTCCTGGCTTTCTATTTCCTAAAAATGCTTCAGCACTATTACCAAAAGCTGCATTGAATTGTCCTAATCCTCCACGATCATCCTCTGCTGAATCAATAAATTGCTGAACTCCTGTTATTTGACCACTATTTAGCAAATTTGACATTAAACCAATCCTCGCTGTTGTAACAACTTAACTGCTTCTTCTATCTTACGTTGTTCGGCAGACTTACCGCCACCAAATATAAATTGAGTTCCGTCACTTACCATCTTGCCTAGTCCCGCTCCTGCTGCAATTCCTAAAGGTCCACCCACTGCACCAAGTGTTCCACCGATCCCCATAGCTGCTGCATCCATTCCTCTATTAGCAAGACTGTCTTGACCAACTAATACATCAGCTACATCTAATCCAACTAATGCAGCACTAAGCCCTGGT